CCCGCCACCGCGTCCGACATGGACGCCTGGGCGTCGTGGACGCGCGGGCTGTGGGAATCGCGGCGCGAGTCCGTGCAGATGCACCTGCACCTGGTCGAGCGCAACCGCCTGTTCCGCGCCGGGCAGCAGTGGATCTCGTCCAACGGGCTGGGCCCGTGGCGCGAACCGGCCCGACCGCGTGACGCCGCGCGCGTGGTGTACAACATGGTGGACAAGGCGCTGGACCAGCGGATGCAGATCATCATGGATCAGCGTCCGGGATTCAGCGTCACGCCGACCACGCAAGACCCCGAGGACCGGCGCAAGGCCCAAGCGCAGCAAGTGGCGCTGGAGTACCAGCACGAACAGCAGCAGATGATGCGGATCGGGCGGGATGCCGTGTTCTGGGCGCAGACGGACGGCGTGGCCTTCTGGCATCAAGGGTGGGATCCTGACCGGGGGCCGTGGGACGAACGGATGGGGGACCAGCCGGGCGAGCGCAAGCCGCTGGGCGACCTCGTCACGCAGACGCTGCGGGTCGAACAGGTGCGCGTGGCGCCCAACGCCACCGCCAGCATCCCACCGTACTGGGTCATCATCCGGGAGGTGATCTCGCGTTCCGAGGCGGCGTTCCGCTACGGCGTGACCGGGCTGGACGCCGCCGATACCACGCTGGCCACCGGCAACGCCCCGACCTACAACGGGTCGGAAGGGCTGGGCGCGTGGGTACTGACCCAGACGACCATCGGGGAAGGACAGCGGCTGCGCGACGAGGACGTGACCGAGCGGTTCACGGTCTATGTTGCGCCCCATGCCGACGCTCTCCCCGAGGGGCTGCACTTGGTCGTGGTGGGCGACAAGGTCGTGTTCGGGCCGGACCGGCTGATGTGGGGCGTCATCCCCGTCGTCCCCGTGCGCGATGGGTCCAGCGACCCGTCGTACTTCCCGCGCCCCGTGATGGAGCAGTGGCTGGACCACCAGATGCGGGTCAACGCGCTGCTCTCCAAGTGGGTCGAGAACATCCGCGTCAACGCGGGCGGGCGCTTCCTGACGCGCCCCAACGCCATCGCCACCGAGACGTTCATGGGCGGGGTCACGTCCATGATCGAAATCCGGGGCGCTGGCCCCATGAGCGACACGATCCAGCCGGTGCAGGGGTTCAGCGTCGGGCAGGACGTGAAGGAGGCGCTGGCGCTGGAAAAGACCGCGTTTGAGGACGCCTCGGGCTGGAACGCCGTCTCGCGCGGGCAGGTCACGGGCGAGTCCGGCCGCGCCATCATCGCCTCGCGCGAGCAACTGGAGCGCGTGTTCAGCCCCGCCGTCAACGCGCTGGCGATGGCGTTTACGGACTGGGCCAAGGTGACGCTGGCCGGCATGGCATGGGGCTACGACGTGCCCCGGGCGCTGGGCGCCGTGGGCAAGGGTCGTCCCGACCTCGCTCGCGCGGTATCGGCCACGGACTTTGACGGCATCTCCGACGTGAAGGTGGACGCTGCCACGATGATGCCGATGCCGATGGCGTTCCGCATGTACCTGCTGGACAATTGGCTGCAGACCGGCGTGATCGACCTCAAGGAGTACCGCCGCCGGCAGATGTTTGCCGTGGCGCGGGACCTGGGGACGCCGGACGAGGATCAGGAAGCGCGCGCCATGCGGGTGGCCGAAGCCATCCGGATGGGCTACGCGCCCCCCGAGCTGCGGTGGCAGGACAACGAGGCGATCCACCAGGACGTGCTGGAGCGCCAGATCCTGCTGCAAGACGACTTGTCGCCTGAGATCATCGCCGCCGCGCAGGAACGGTGGACGGCGCTGGCCAATCAGGCGGCCCAGAAGCAGGGTGGGATGCCCCCCGGCGCCCCCGCTGGCCCGCCGCAAGGTGGCCCCGGCGAGGGCCCGCAGGCGGCATCCGTGCCTGCCCTCCCGCCGGGCCAGCTGCCCTTGGCGAGCGGCAATCCCCCCATCGGTGTGGCCAATCTCATGCAGCAGACGATGGCCGGCACCGACGAGGCCGAGCAAGCCGCTCAGCAAGCGGACGCCTTATCCCGGCAGACCTAGTACACCTCAGTCCTTCCCTTTATGGAATCCGCTGTCGCAACACCCGCTGCCGCCGCCGCGCCGGACACCTCCGGCGACATCAGCGCCGCGATGGACAACGCCGTCGAATCGGCCATTGCCGAGTTCACGCAGGAACAGGCCGAGCAGGAGCAGCCAACCGAGACGCCACCCGAAGGTTCGGACCAGCCGGTCCTAAGGGCGGAGGAGGGCGAGGAGGGGGCGACCGAGGACGCAGCCGAGGACGCGGCGGAGGTGGCGCTGCCGGACGGGTTCGTGATGGTCGAGCCGGTCGCGGACACGCTGGCGACGGATTTCGTCCTCAAGGACGCCGAGGGCGAGGAGTTGGAGGTGCCGGCCCTCATGGTCGAGTACAAAGCCAACGGCAAGGTGCGAAAGGACCGGCTGGACCAGGTGGTCAAGCTGGCCCAGTTCGGGGTGTACAACCAGGAGCGCGAGCAGCGCGTCCAGATGGTCGAGCAGGAAGCGCAAGCGGTAACCCAGCAACGCGAGGAGCTGGCCGAGATGCTGGCCGAGCGCGAGGCGCAGCTGGAGCGCCTGCTGACGGACGACGAGTTCTTCCTCGCCGTGCAGGAACAGTTTGCCCGCGAGAACAGCCCGGAGCGTCGGGCGGAGCGGGCGGAGCAGGAAGTGGTGAACTTGCGAGTTCAGCAGCAGATGGAGCAGATTTCTGCAGTAGGAACCCAGTTTTTCCAGAGTGAGGTGGAGCCAGCCCTGGGCGTCATTGCCCAAGCCCTGCCCACCATCACCCGGGACGAACTGGACGAACGATTTGCCGTCGCCATGCAGGCGCACATGGTGGAAGCCCCCGATGGGAGCTACTACGTCCCCATGTCACGCTACGATGCTGTGCGAAAGTACGTCGTTGATGACTTGGCGATCTGGGCCAAGATGATGCACCAGTACCGCAGCGAGTCAGCCACCGATCCCGCACGGGAACAGGCGCTGGCCGAGCGGGACCGGGCGCGAGTCGAAGCACAGAAGGCCAAGCGACAGATCGGTCAGGCGCTCAAGCCCGTCACGGGCGCCGCAGCCTCGGCGAACAGCAAGCCGAAGGCCAAGCCGATCACAACGGTTGACGAGGCGATGGAAAGTGCCATTGCCAGCGTCCTTTCCACGATCCGCTAGCGTCCCATAGGAGGGACTCTCATGCCTGCACCGACAGTCATTACCGATACGGAGCTGACTGGGCTCCTCAAGAACGTCTACAGCCAGTTCCGCGAGAAGGTCCAGAACCAGGTCACCCCGCTCCTCGCCCAGCTGGAGAAGGCCAAGGCGGGCGGCATCCGCAACATGCGCTGGGGCGGCAACAACGTGTTCTTCGACGTGGTCACCGGCCGCTCGTCGGGCGCCACGTTCTCCAGCTCCGGGTACTTTCCGAACGACACCACCGCGCAGGAAGTCCAGGCGAACGTCGGCGTGGTCCGCGCCTACACCACGCGCCAGGTGGACGGCCTCGCCTTCGTCGGGACGCAGTCGAAGGAGGCCGCGTTCACCACGATCCTCCGCAAGACGATGGAGGAGATCAAGGACGCCTCCAAGCTGCTCATGCAGCAGGCGCTCCACAACAAGCCGGACGGCATCGTCGCGCTGGTGTCCAGCTACTCCGCTGGCCCGCCGGTCACCGTCGTGGTCAACAGCCCCTACGGCATCGCCAACGCCGGGCAGGGCTCGCTGCTCATCTCGGTGGGCGACACCATCGCCATCCTGAACCCCACCGGCCCCGCGGTGCGCGGGCGGGCGCAGGTCACCGCGATCAGCGTCTCCGGCGACAACTCGACCCTGACCCTGTCGGCCGCGATCTCCGGCACCACGGGGTCGGACTGGGTGGTCAAGGCAACCGCCAGCGACACGTCGTACAACAGCGCCATGAACGGGCTGGTGAACATCACCAACCGTGGCGGCTCCTACGGCACGCTGCACAACGTCGCGGCCTCGACCTACCCGATCTGGAACACGGTGCGTCTGACCGCCGGGACCGACACCCCGGACGCGAACCAGCCGACCGAGTCGGACATCTGGGATCTCATCCAGCGGATCAACGGGCTGTCCGGCAAGGACGCCATGACCCGCCCGCAGGAGTTCCTGCTGATGTCCACCCCGGGCGTGACCAAGCGCCTCATGGAGTCGATGGTGGCCCAGCGCCGGTTCACGGCGGGCGAGTTCTCGCGCACCATCAAGGGCGGCTACCGCGCCGTCGAGGTCTGCGGGATCAACATGGTGCAGGACTACTACGTCCCCGCCGGCACCATCTACCTCCTGCACATCCCCTCGCTCGCGTGGGTGGATGCGAAGGACTGGGGCTTCGTCGAGTTCGAGGGCGCCGGGCCGTGGCGGTGGCTGCAGGGCCGCGATGCGTTCGAGACGACCTACGGGTGGTACGGGAACCTGGCCTGCCTTGCGCGCAACGCGCACGGGATCATCACCGGGTACACCGACACGCAGCGCTACTCGCACGTCATCTAAGCGTGAACGGTGGGGGGTGGCACGGCGCCGCCCCCCGCTGACGCGCTGGCCCTTCTTCTTCGGAGCAACCCATGAGCGTTGGAAACGCTTTCATGCCTCGGCCCGGCCGGTTCGGCGTGTTGCCGAATCTGCTGGTTGGTCGTTGTGCGGCGGCCATTGGCGACAACACCGCCACGACCTACAACTTCGGCGGTCACCCGGCCGTGTGCGTCATCAATCGGGCGATGGTGTCGGCGGGCACGGTGCCGGCGTCCACCAGTGGCACCATTCTCGGCGTGCTGCAGAAGTACGACGCGGTCGCCAACGCGGCCGTGGCGCTGACGGCGAACGTGGATCTGGAGGCGCTGACGGCCCATGAGGGCACGGCGGTGTCGCTGCTTGCCACGCTGACGGACGCCCAGCGAACGCTGCGTCCCGGGGATACGGTGCGTTTCGTCGTCACCACGAATAACACGGTGACCACGGCGGCGGTGGACCTGATGGTGAACGTCGAACTGCTGGTGCAGGACTAGGACGTGTCAGTCCTGGTGAACGCACTGGGGCGTCCTGAGCCGTCGCCGGAGGTCCAGCGGCGGCTTCGGGCGGTCCACCCGAACCTATTCCTGCGCTTCATCGACCACCTCGGGACGCACTGGGCGATCTGCTGGCAGTGGCCGGAGAACGACCGGCGCTGGGAGACGGTGCAGAGTGGGGAGGTCGATCCCGCGCGCGCGCACGACATCGTCGGTTACCTGCCGATGGATTGCTCCGTGGACGAGGCACCCGCGCACCTGCACCGCGTCATGCGGACGTTCCCGAAGGAGGAAGTGGCGGCGCTGGCGGATCGCGTCCTCCGCTTCAACGAGACGGAGGCGCTGAACGAGCAGGTCAACGCGGTGCTGCAGGAGTTGACGGACAGCCCGGACCCCACGGGGCTGACGAAGGTGCGGCGGGGCAAGAAGGTCAAGGTCGTCCCGGCTCTGTAGTTCCACTTTCCCTGAGAGGCATCCGTGCCGGCCATCACCCGTGCCCAGCTGGTCAGCGACACGCGGCAGTATATGGACGCGGAGCAGTCGGATCGCTGGTCGGACGCGTTCATCAAGACGGTCCTGAACTCGGTCTATGACGCCGAGTGGTCCAACATCCTGAACGCCGCGCCGTACTATCGGTTCGCGCAGCGGCAGGTGACCACGGACGCCAACGGGCAGGTCGCGCTCACCGCGCTGGACAGTGGCAGCGGCGACAACCAGCAGCTGCTCTACCGCGTGATGTCGGTGTCGGACGGGAACGTGCTGTACTCCGAGACGCGGTTTCAGGACGTGCCGCTGGCCACCACGACCAACTACCTGCCCAGCTACCCCCGGATGTACTACATGACGGGGACGTACCTGCAGGCGCTGCCGGTGGCGTTTGGCGTGGGGCTGTACGTCGGCGTCAACTACAAGCCTACGGCGCTGCTGGACCTGTCGTCCGACACGGCGACGATTGACTGGCCGAACAACAGCCATCTGGTGCTGGTCTACCAGGGGGCGTACCAGTTGCTGCAGAAGGGGGGCGCCGAGGCAGCGGCGGCGGCAAACCTGCGCCGGATTGCCGACGAGGAGCGGGCCACGATGCTGGACGACATGCGCCGGCAGACGATCAACCCGACGCGGATGGCGTATCCTGACATGAAGTGGGACTGGAGCGGCGGCTGATGACAGCGCCCTTTCGTGCCGCTGCGCCTCCGCGTGACACCCTGCTGGACGAGCAGCCGTCCATGCAGGGCGGCCTCAACACGGTGTCCGACGAGGCGTCGCTCCAGCCCAACCAGTTGCGCCGGGCGACGAACGCGCGCCTGACGGACTTTGGCGCCGTGACCAAGCGCGGGGGGACGCGGCGCACGTCGTCCTCGGCGCTGGGCGGCGACATCCTCAACGGGTACACCTGGCGGCGGGATGGGGGGACGCAGCAGATCCTCGTCGTGGCCGACAACGGGACGCTGTACACGGCAGCCTACGGCAGCTTCCCGTGGACCTACACGGCGCAGACCGGCGCGCTCTCGACCAGCATCGCGCCAGCGTTTGCCCAGTTCCGGGACGCGAGCAATGACGTGGTGTACATCGCGGACGGGTCCAGCCTGAACAAGTGGAACGGCACGACGCTGACCACGACCGGCATCGGCGGGGCGTTCAACGTCAGCACGCTGGCCGTCCACAACCAGCGGCTGTGGGGCGCCGGGGACAGTGGCGCGCCGGACTCCATCTTCTACTCCGGGCTCAACAACGGCGATTCGTTCAGCGATGCGTCGTTCAGCGGGAGCGGTGGGCCGGGCGGCCAGATCGTGGTGCGGACGTTTGCGGACGAAACGGTGGTGGGGCTGGCCAGCGTCAACACGTCGCTGCTGATCTTCCACCGTCGAGGCATCTCGCGCTTGACGGGGTTCGGGCAGGACGACATCACCGTGGCGCCCCAGGGCCTCACGGCGGACGTGGGCACCATCGCGCCCAAGAGCATCGTGTCTATCGGCAACCTGGCGTACTTCATCTCGGAGCGCGGACTCTACCGCTGCAACGAGGCCGAGGTGGCGCCGGTTGCCACGGTCGAGACGCCAGACCCGATCCTGCCGTTGATCCGCACGTTGTCCTCGGCGCAGTTCGGCGGCATCCGGGCGGAGTTCAACCGGGGGACGCGGGAGTTGTGGATCAGCCTGCCGACCATCGGGGTCTTCCAGTACCACACGCTGCTGGGCGCCTGGAGCGGGCCGTGGGACACGGGGTACATCACGCCAGCGACGACCACGCTGTTCGAGACGCTGGACAGCAACGGGCTGCCGGTGGTGCTGCGCGGGGACGTGGACGGGTGGGTGTCGCTGTGCGATGCGCCGGGGTACAACCAGGACAACGTGGCGGCCAACGGCACGGGCGGCACGACGGTCACGATGAGCGTCCAGTTGCACCGGATGTACTGCGGGGACGACAGCGTGGCCAAGGCGCTCCGCTTCGGCTACCTCACCGCCTCGCTCAACGGGACCAAGTCGTGTGACGTGACGTGGCGTTCGGACGACACGGCGAGCGGGTACACGTTGCCGGTGTCGTTCGCGTCCACCTGGGGCACGGGGACGTGGACGGGCTCGACCAGCTGGGGCGGGGCTGGCGGCAAGAACTATCGGGTGCAGATGGGCGGGAACGGCTACTACATCGACGTGACGATCATTGACTCCGGCACGGCATTGCCGGTGTTCAGCCGGTTCAAGCTGTCAACCTTCGCGCTAGGGAGGCGCTGATGCCGGAGACGGTGGGGCAACATGGCGTGGCGGCGTTCACCAATCCCAGCAACGGGGACCCGCTGGACGCCACGGTGGTCAAGGGGAACGACAACACCCTGCGGACCGCCTATGTGGCGCATGACGACGACACAGGCATCCATGTCCAGTCCTCGCTGCTGGCCTCGCGCCCGGCAGCGGGGACGGCGGGGCGGAAGTGGCTGACGACGGATAGTGGTGACGTGCGCCTGTGGTACGACACCGGATCGGTGTGGGTGGAGGTCGCCTACGTCCGCTCTGGCGTTTCGGTGACGCTGGCGGGCCTGACCCTCACGGGCCCGCTGGCGATGGGCGACAACCTCATCGAGCGTCCGGTCATCAAGGACTACGGTGAGACGCGAACCACGCCGTCGATCAGCGCCGGGACGCTGACGCTCAACCTGGAGAACGGCAACGTCTTTGGGGTGGCGCTCAACGCCAACATCACGACGTTGACAATCCAGAACCCCAGCGCGTCGGGGACGGCGTGCAGCTTCACGCTGGCTTTCACGGCGGACGGCACGCCGCGCACGGTGACGTGGGGCGCCAGCGTGAAGTGGGCGGGCGGGACGGCGCCGACGCTGACCAGCACGAACACCAAGGTGGACATCTTCACGTTCGTGACGTGGGACGCGGGCACGACGTGGTACGGGTTCGTCTCGGGGCAGAACTTCTGATGTTGGCCACGCGCATGCTGATGTCTGGCGGCCCGATCCTCCAGTACGGCACCCCCGGCACCTACACGCTGGTGCTGCCCGCCAACGCCACGACCGTGCGCGTGACCGTGGCGGGCGCTGGCGGTGGCGGGAGTGGTGGAGCCTTGGTGGCAGGCGGCGGTGGCGGCAGCGGCGTTGTGGCGCGTTTTACCCGCACGGTGTCTGGCGGGCAGTCGTTGAGTATTTCGATTCCTGCCGGGGCAACGGCTGGCAACGGCGGCTCCATAGCCCAAGTCACCCATGTGGCCAGCAGTGACGCGGCAAGCGCCAATGGGGGGTTCGGGGCAAGCGGTGCGACGGGCGGCAATGGCGGCACAGCGTACGCCAGCACGGGGATTTGGGTGTTTGTGGACAGCAGCGCCGGGAGCGCCGGGAACAACGCGACGGGCGGTGACGGTGGCGCTGGCGGCAACCGCAGCGCGTTTCAGGGCGTGGTAGGCACGGGTGGGTTGGGCGGCATCCAATCGACATCCACGCCGTCAACCGCTGGGACGGGGTATGGTGCTGGTGGTGGCGGGACGTACCAGGGCGGGACCGCTGGCAGCAGCGGCGCGCCGGGGTTTGTGCGCGTGGAGATCAACTACTGATGGCGCTGGTCGGCACGCACCAGACGCTCACGTTCTCCAGCCCGGTGCTGTCTGGCGCCGGGGTGAACGCGAACGTCGTGCGCGGGAACGACAACGTGCTGCGGACGGCACTGAACGCCCACGACGACGACGCCAGCATCCACGTCCAGTCCGGCACGTTCGCCAACCGGCCGACGACCATCGCGGACGGCTCGACGTACTTCTGCACAGACACGCGGGACACCTACAGTCGCGTGGCGGGGGCGTGGGTGCAGTCCGGGTGGGCGCATTGGTACGGCGGATTCTCGGATTACACCGACCAGACGCACACCGCGATCAACACGGCCAAGGCGATCACGTTTGACACCACCGACTTGTCGCGCGGCGTGACCGTCGTCAGCACCTCGCGCCTGACCGTGGCGTATGCGGGTGACTACAACCTGATGTGGAGCGGGCAGTTCGTGAACACCGACTCGCAGATTCGGGATGTGGACGTGTGGGTGCGAAAGAACGGGACGGACGTGGCGGGCTCCGCCGGGCGCGTCTCGGTGCCCAACAAGCACGGATCGGTGGACGGGCACCTGCTGCCGGCGTGGAACTACTTCTTCACGCTGGCGGCCAACGATTATCTGGAGCTGTATTGGGCGGTCACGGACACCGCCCTGTCGCTCCAGACCAACCCGGCAAGCGCCTGGGCGCCCTCGACGGCGTCTGTCATCGTTACCCTCAACCGGATCTGACGATGGCGAAGAAGTTGGTGTTCTGGAAGAAGGACAACCCGGTGGCGCCCAAGGACCGCACCACGCTGACGCCCAAGCAGAAGGCTGCCGCCAAGGCGCGGGCGAAGGCGGCGGGTCGTCCGTACCCCAACTTGGTGGACAACGCCGCAGCGGCCCGCAAGGCCAAGGAGCGATAGGTGCCGATCACCAGCAAGGCGCAGCAGCGGCTGATGTACGCAGCGGCCGCAGGCAAGGTGAAGGACGGCCCCGGCAAGAAGGTGGCCACGGAGTTCATCGAAGCGACGCCGAAGAAGGCGTATGCGAACATGCCGGAGAAAGCCTCCGGGAAGAAGCGGGTCGTCCTCAAGCGCAAGGGAGGGTACTAGCATGGCGAAGAAGCGTGGTGGGCTGGCGGGGCTCTACGACCGCAACAAGGGGCTGATCCGCACGGCCTCGACCATTGGTGCGTCCCTGCTCGGTGGCCCCGGCGCTGGCGCAGCGGTGGGCGCGGCGTTCCGTGGACTGGACCGTCCCGGCCAGCGTGGCATCGGGTTCGACGTGGGCCAGGGGGCGCGTGGGGCGATGGAGGGGTATAGCATCGGATCCATGACCAAGGGCGCGCAGGCGGGACTGGGCAAGCTGTTCGGGGCCAAGACGGCGGTCCCGACGTTGGACCTGGGCGCGATCAACGCGGACATCGCACGGGGGATGGGCGGCGGTGCGCCGAGCGCGGCCGGAGCGGCTGGCGGGATGGGCGGTGGTATGGGTGGCGGGATGGGCGGCGGACTGCCTGCCGATCTGCCCGGGATGGACATGACGCCGGGGTTCACGCCGTCTGCCATGTCGGATCTGCCCATCGGCACCCCGCGGACGAAAGCGCCGGGTGGGCTGCGTCGGGCGGCTGGTTCGGTAGGGACGGGGCTCAAGAAGGCCGCCAAGGCCGCGCCGGAGTACCAGAAAACGGCCGAGATGATTATGGGCGCGCTCCCCTCGCCGGAGACGGCGATCAAGGAGCGGGAGGCGGCGGTGCTGGAGGCACGTCAGGCGCTGGAGCAGGCGCAGTTCGATGAGGCGCTTCGGCAGCAGCGGCTCATAGAGCAGCGGCAGTCGATACTGGCGGAACTGTTCATCCCGACGATCCTGTCGGGG